AACAGCTCTAAAGCGAATGGCTGGCACAGATCAGCCTTGCAGAGTAAATGAGAATGAGATGCAAGTTAGTTTGCTTGCTAACATTCCTGATGCGCCTATGCCATTGAGTGAATACGGCAAGCGCGAGTACGAGATAGTATGTACAGAGCTACACAGCAAAAGGATGTTGCATTTAGTAGACTTATCTTTAGTTACTGCTTACGCTAATCAGATGGGCCTGTATGTAGAGATGGAACAAAAGCTAAAAACACTTGGGCGCATTGATGAGTTTTTTAATGAAGATGGTGCGCTTACTAAAAGACAAGCAAAGCCTGAGCAGAGAATAGCAAATGATGCCTTAGCTAAAGCATTAAAGATAGCGTGTCAGTTTGGGCTTACACCATCAGCTAGAACTAGAATAAATGCTCCTGAAATTGTAGATAATACTTTTAAATTATGAAAAATAGAAATTTGAATCATTCTGATAATTGGGCTACACCTGATTATATTATGAAACCATTATACGAGGAGTTTGGTAATATGTTCGATCCTTGCCCATTAAATCATAATATAAATGATTGGGATGGATTAGATATAGATTGGCATGATGTAAATTTTGTTAATCCTCCGTATAGTAGAAAATTAAAAAATGCTTTTGTTAAAAAAGCTATTGCAGAAAGTAAAAAAGGGAAAAAGTCAATTTTGCTAATTCCTGTCAGCACATCAACTATTTTATTTCACGAACATATTTTGCCAAACGCAAAAGACATAAGATTTTTAAAAGGTCGTGTAAAATTTATTGGGTATAATACAAAAGGCGAATTAGTAAAGAATAAGTGTGGAATGCACGATAGTATGATAGTAATAATATGAGTAAATACTATTTTGATGAGGAAACAGCTAACAAGGCTGTAAAGTTTATAGAAACACACCTAACACATACAAAGGGCGAGCTGGCAAAGACTCCATTTATTTTACAGGAATATCAAAAGGAGCAAATCATAAAGCCTTTATTTGGTTGGAAAAATAAGGAAGATGATAGCAGAAAGTACCGAACTGCTTTTATATTTTTACCTAGAAAAAACGGAAAGAGTACACTTGCAGCAGCAATTATTTTAACATTGTTGTACTTAGATAATGAGTATGGTGCTGAGTATTACAGCGCAGCAAATGACAAAGAACAAGCTAAGATTGTTTATTCTGTTGTTGCTGATATGGTGCGCAATAATCCAAAACTAGAAAATTATGTTGAGATATTTAAAAATAGCATTGTATATAACGCACAGGGTAGCTTTTACAAGGCTATAAGTAGAGAAACAAGTACAAAACATGGGTTTAATACTAGCGCATTTATATACGATGAGCTACATGGTATGCGTGATGATGGTACTGAGAATCTTTGGCAAGTATTAGAAACAAGTACAGGCGCAAGAAAAAGTCCTTTATCTATAGCTATTACAACAGCTGGCTTTGATAAGTTTACTGCTTGCTATAGAATGTACGACTATGCAAAGCGTGTAAAAGATGGTAGCTTAATAGATGAACAATTTTTACCTGTGATATTTGAGGCAGACGAAGATGATGATATTGAGAATCCTGAAACTTGGTTAAAAGCTAATCCTGGCCTAGATGTATCTTTAAAGCGTTCATATATGGAACGAGAAGTTAAGAAAGCATTAGCGCAGCCTAGTTATACTAATTTATTTAAACGCCTTCATTTAAACTTATGGACTGCGTCGCAGACTGCTTGGATTAATGATTCTGATATATTAGCTTGTGATGAAACTGTTAGCGATGAAGTATTATTAGCATCACCTTGTTATGGAGGGCTTGACTTAGCATCTGTTAGAGATTTAACTAGCTTTGTTTTATTGTGGCGTATTGGTGAAAAGATTATCTGTAAGCATTGGACTTTTATTCCTGAAGATAAATACGAAAGTAGAACAGGCGGAAAAGATAAAATTAACTATCAGCAGTTTGTAGATCATTTAGAAATAACGCCAGGTAATGTTACTGACTATAATTTTGTAAAAGCTAAAATATTTGAATTATGTGAAAAGTATCAAGTACAGAGCATAGCTTTTGATAGATGGAATAGTAGCCAACTTGTCATTGAATGTATTGAACATGGATTAAAAATGAGTGCTTTTGGGATGGGCTATAAATCATTATCACCAGCTGCAAAAGAAATAGAGAGCAAAGTAATGACAGGTGATTTTATTTATTTTAATGATCCTCTAATACGTTGGCAGTTTGGTAATGTGCAACTTGAAACTGATAGTGCTGGAAACATCAAACCAAATAAACGTAAAAGCTCAGATAAAATAGATAGTATTATGGCTTTATGTATGGCGGTAGGTGAGGAGATGTACAGTGAGGCTCCTGTTGTTAGTAAATACAAAAGAGATAACAAAGGTTTTTTCACAATCTAATTATTGATTTATACAAAAAAAAATTGTAAATTGCAAAAAAATATTATTTAATGGGATTTTTTGACAGATTCAGAGCTAACAAATCTGAAAAGCGTAGTTATTTAGATTTTGCTTTAGGTCTTAATTTAGGTGGCAATAAAGTAGCAGTAAACGCAGAAACTGCTTTAACTTTCTCAGCTGTATATGCAGCAGTAAGATTAATATCAGAAACAATATCTCAATTACCTTTTAACTACTATGAGCGAACAGCTAATGGTAGAATAATAAAATCAGATCACCCCTTACACATTTTAGTAAACAGCGAGCCAAATCCAATACGAACAAAGTTTGTTTTCTTTGAGTTAATGGTTAATAGCTTGTTGCTTTATGGTAACGCGTACATACACATAGAAAGAGATCAAAGAGGGTTGCCTATAGAATTACATTTTATACATCCTGAAGATATTTTAGTAAA